CAAAGCTCCGAAGGGGCAGACTAATAAATTCGGGGGGTACAAGTACCGCTCTTGTGAGGACATCCTTACTGCACTAAAACCTCTGCTCGCCGAGTGGGGTTGCTCGTTGACTATCTCAGATGAGATCGTTGAGTTAGGAGTAGATAGCAGGGTCTACGTCAAGGCTGAGGCAAACCTATTGGATAATGATTCCGATGGTTTTATCTACGCATCAGGCTACGCTCGTGAAGCAGCATCCAAGAAGGGTATGGACGAGGCACAGATCACTGGCTCCGCTAGTTCTTACGCTCGCAAGTACGCATTGAATGGCCTCTTCGCTATCGACGATACGAAAGATCCCGATGCGACCAACGACCACGGCAAGAGTGTTAAGGCTACATCTAACCAAGGATTCTAATTATGTTTGCTAAAAATAAAGATATACTCGCTGTTCAAGATGCCATCGACGACCTAGAGTATGATGCATCAGAGAATCACAACGAACTCGTTGAAACCTGTAACCATAATATGGATCAAGTGAAGAACGCATTTGCCAAATCGGTGTCCAACATGGAGGACCTTCGGGTTGACATCAACGAGATGCAAGAACAGTTTTATATTCTTTGCCAGCACTTAGGTGTCAGCATTATGTACCAAGGTGAACAGCGTGCATACGTTATCACTAAAGTAGAAGAAAACAACAACAATAATAACTAACCATAAATAATATGCCAGAATACGACAATACGAACAGCGGCACGTTCTTCGTGAATGACCGCAAGGAAAAGGAAACGCACCCTGACTACACAGGGAAGATAGATGTGGAGGGTGTCCAGTACTACCTCAAGGGTTGGAAGAAGACCGCCAAGAGTGGCGTTAACTTCTTGTCCCTAGCACTTGACCCCGTTGACAAAGGGGCATCAGGAGCTGGTTCCCCTAAGCAGCCTTCGTCGCCTACCATTGACTCTGACCCATTTTAAGTATGAGTGACTTCGACAAGGACTGGTGGGAAACTTTTAGATCGCTGGAGATCCAGCATATCTTGGAGCTTACCGCTGGAAAAAACCGTGACTACACTGGTGGTGACACTTGCGACAACCCCTTCGCTAACTTTGATGCCAGCACGGATTTCGGAGTACAACCACTTACGGGCATCTGCATTCGTATGCAGGATAAATTCCAGAGAGCTAAGGCTTTCTGTGCTGATGGCTCCCTCTCGATTAACTCCGATGGGGATAAAGCCAAAGATATTTTTCGGGATCTCATTGGTTACTCGTTGATAGCCATAGGGATGCTGGAAAGACAAGGGTAAATAGAATCAACAATGATAGAATGCTTGGCCTTCGCAATACGGCGGGGGTCAAGTATTTTTATCTAATAACACAACTAAATGAACCATATATTAAAGGACGCAGCAGAAGTTTCACTAACAATCCTCAACGAGATGGATGGCTATAGATTGCCACAGGACATGAGGGTGAAGCACAAAGCACTTGACCAGTGCCTTCGTTCTATGATAGAGATACTTGAAAATGAATCAAACAAAAACACCGCACAATGTTGAAGCAGAAGAAAGACTAGTCGCATCATGCGTACTCCCAGGGGATACATCGGTACTGGATTCAGTATCATCTATCGTATCGCCTGATGATTTTTATACCCTAAGGGGTAGGTTACTATACAAGGCCGTCACGGAACTTGCCAACGAAGGCAAGCCCTTTGACGAGGTTTCGCTTGTAGAGGCTCTGAAGGGGTCAAATTCGCTGGATGAGGTCGGGGGCTATCAGGGTATAACGTCCGTCATGGACGGGGCTACAACGGAGTCACAGGCCATCTACTACGCAAAGCTCATATCAGAGAAGGCGAAGCTTCGTTCGCTTATAAGGGAGTGCAGGATAGCACAGGAGAACGCTGAGTCCGAGGAAGTGGACTTCAAGGACATCCGATCCACGCTGGAGGGAAACATCCTTGAGATTGATTCAGGCGAAGAGGTTGGAGAGACTATCGACGGGGCTGTTGATGAGATCCTTGACGACATCCAGAGGATGAAGGCGGGTGAGTTCAACCCCGATGTAGTGCATACTAATCTCGGCAGGTTGGACGCAATGCTTGGTAGTGGTGGTATCGCCGCTGGGGAGGTTCTTACACTAGCAGCACCTACCTCCTGCGGTAAGTCAGCACTTGCACTGTACATAGCGGCCAAGACAATGACCATTGAGAATACGCCCACCGCTTACTTCTCTTTCGAGATGCCACGTAAGCAACTGATGAAGCGTATAATACAGTCAATGTCAGGCGTCAATATCCGTAACATCCAAGAGGGTACAGCTACGGACGTTAACACTAAGTCATTCGAGGAAGCCTCAGCTAGAGCAAAGGACTTACCTTTGATGACATCGCACAACGTCAGGAACGCCGAGGATCTAGCCAGTCAATGCAGGTATTTTGTCCGAAAGAAGGGGGTCAAGCTAGTCGTCATTGATTACTTACAGCTAATCCCTTTCAGCTCCAAGATGGGCAAGGCTGAGGGTATCGCTGATATATCCCACAAGATCAAGCAGATGGCCATTGAACTGAACGTATCAGTAATCCTATTGGCTCAGGTGAACCGTGAAGGAGCCAAGCGTGAGGGTGGCCTCAGCCTGTATGACCTCAAGGACTCAGGTGATATTGAGAACGATGCTGATGTTGTTTTACTGATGTGGCCACACAAGGGTGATGTTGAGGCCAGCAAGGATAAGGACTACAAGGGTTCTTACACTGGCCTATTCTACAAGATAGCGAAGAACCGTGAGGGTGAAAGGGATGTTGGGGATTACTTCAAGTTCTATCACTGCACAGGGAGGTTCGAGTAATGAACAAGCACTGTAGGGACTGCGGCGAAGAGAAGCCATCGACCGAGTTCTACAAATGCGGACTCGGTATGAAACAGTTAAGGCTGATGTGCAAAACGTGCTTCAACAAGCAGCAAGGACTTAGGCTTAACGGCATGATAGAGAGGCACTTTGGTGGTTTTGTTTGTTCCGAGTGCAAGTTCAAGGGAGTCCCTAGTCAGTTCGATTGTCACCACATTGACCCAGCTACTAAGTCAAGGGGCATATCAAAGATGAGGAACTACTCAGAGAAGAAGATAAATGAGGAACTGGATAAGTGCGAACTCCTCTGTGCTAACTGCCATCGTCTGAAATAATTACTTGACAAATCGGAAACCCCCTACAAGATACTGAGCATGAACAACGAGAACTTAGAGCGTTTACAAACACAGATTGAAATGATCCGTTCTGAATCCAGAATCCTTTCGTACCGTATTGATCGAATGACGGAACAACGGAAGATCCTTCAGGACGAGAAGCGGAAGCTCAAGGCTCAGTTAGATAACCTTTAGTGTATAATGATTTCGAGGTAAGCCAATGAAGTAATTCTTGGCGGGTGGCAGTGGTGTTACGCCCCCTATTTGATCCCTCGATGGTTAGGATAGCCTCGTCCCCTGCGTAGCGGGGGTCGGGGCTTTTTTATTGGGCAGCCTTAAGCTGTACAATTTGATTCATCAGGCTATAGGTCTTTGGACTCATAGTTCCTGCAACCACTTCCTGCTGTACCATCTTGGTAGCCAGAGGCTCTGGCAGTACGGAATATAGATCAGCATAAGCCTTGGCTTTCTCTGGTGTCGTTCCATAGATACCGACAGCGACCTTCATATCAGGTATTACACCGCCCATAATCGCTGCCTTTTCTACCCTAGATAGCTTGTATGACTTACCTGCTAGATCAATGTACTCACGAATCTTTTCGTCATCGACATTCTCGGTACGCAGGTTATTAACGTGCTTAACAATTTCTCCTATGTTCTGCCGATAGAGATTGTTTGCTTCATCGTATGCCTGAGCAGGATCTACTTGATTGCGTAGGCTTCCGCTGTACTTACTTCTGATGGAGCCAAGGTTCTTCTTGATGGGCTTCATGTTAAAGAACATAGCCTTGGGTATGTCCGTTGTGAACTTACGTTCAGCCAAGAATAGTCTCGCTACTTGTTCGTCCATGTTCCGTTCAGCTTTATTCTGGAACTCCTTAACAATCCCTGGGTTGAACTCCCCAGCAAAGTACTTGACTTGATCGTACAGTCTATCAATCCCTTGGATGTCCTCTGAGATTGGCTTACCTGTCCTGGGGTCAAAGTTCCGAGAAGCATCAATGAATCTCTTGGCTACCATTGTACCACCTCCAAGGAACTTATCCATTATGGACTGCAAGGCATTAGATGCCGCACCATCGTATCCTTCTCCACGAAGGGCAGCCATTGGTACTGAGGTCAATTCGGCGAAAGGCATTCGGTACGACATATCAGTGAATGAGAAATTATCACCATCACGCTCCATCACAACATTAGCATTACGCAAGTAAGAAGGCATCAGTGTCTCACGCCTTGCCTTCATCTGGTCATCAGTCACCCCGTTCTGCTTGTTGTACATATACAAAGCACCACTAGCAGCCGTACCGTATGCAGAAAGAGCAGCTATACGTGCCATACCATTACGTCTCAACGCATTAGAATCAACCTTTACACCTAACTCACGGGATAACCTGTTAGCAAAGCTNCCGTCAACGAATGACTTTGCTAGANTAGCTTGGTTGTACTTAGTACGCATCTCTTCCGATATGAATGAGATGAACTCATTAAAGAAACCGTACCGTGAAAGCTTCTTCATCCAA